ATGTTTCGACAGATTATGTTATTTTAGGGACAAATCTCGACAGAGCCTATGTAAAAAGCCATTGCCGGTATCATGCTGTGACACCGGCTTGGCTCTCGGTGTCTCTTTCAATATCGTCGAACTTCCAGATGATTTCGATGCTCTCGGCGTCGTGAACAAGGATGCGTTCGACTGCATCATACAGATGCTCTCTGAGTTTGTCATCAGACAGACCGGTCATCCGGCTTGCTGTCTGCTGCTGTTCTGTTGCAACGAGGCTCTTCTGGTGATTTGCTTCATACTGAGCTTCGCATTCATCAAGCTGCTCTTTCAGGGCGGCTTGTTTTTTTGCAAGTTCATCCTTGCCGGTCAGGTATTCATCGGCAGTGATCTTGCCTTCACGGTACTGCTCATACATCGTGAACTTTTCTCTTCCGCAAGCATCATACTGTGCTTTGAGCAAGGAGAGCTGACGCTGCAAGCTGTCACCCTTGCTTCGCGCTGCCTTCTTTGCTGCGGAGGCTTCAATTCTGGTAATCTCTATCTGACCTTTGAGAGCTTCAAGGACTACCTCTTCCAGAGCTGTTTTTCTCCATCGGACGCTCTCACAAGCACTACCATCATGATAGCGATGAGAAGGGCAAGCAAAAACTGTACCATTGGCTTTCTCAAGTTTACCGCCACAATGAGCGCAGTAGTAAACTCTGTCAGTCTGATCATGGGAGGCTCTGGTTGACTTACGCCGTCTCTGGATCGCGTCTTGAGCTTGGTCATATTCATCCTGCGTAACAATGGCTTCATGGGCGTTTTCCCTGATATACCATTCTTCCTTCGGAACACGACGCTGATTCTTGTCGCGGATAAATCGGCTCTCCCGTGTATGGTTGACCATCGTGCCGGTGTACTTGATATTCTCAATCATAGCTAAGAGGGCGCGATGTGTCCACTGGGGCTTTTTGGTAGAGTTTTTTCTGGTGACTGCTTTCTGCTGTGCCGGAGTTGGAATACCTTCGGTATTCAGCTCTTTGGCAATCTGAGTGCAGGACTTTCCTGCAATGACATCCAAGAAGATCCGGCGAACAACCGGAGCTGTCTTCTCGTCGATGATCATTTGATGTTTCTGCGTAGGATGAGCCTTATAGCCATAAGGGATGCAGCACACATACTTTGCTTCGCGCTGCTTCATACCCATTGCAGATTTGACCTTCTTAGAGAGGTCTTTACTGTAATAATCATAGATGAGATTTTTGAAAGCAATATCCATACCGATGGTCTTGCCTTCATGCTTCGCGCTGTCATAGTGGTCATTGATGGACTTGAAGCGGATGCCGAGGAACGGGAAGATATGCTCCAAATAGTCACCTACCTCAAGGTAGTCTCTTCCGAAACGGGAGAGGTCTTTGACAACGATGCAACTGATCTCACCCTTCTTAGCGTACTCTATCATACGCATAAAGTCAGGACGATCAAAGTTTGTGCCGGAGAAACCGTCATCATAAAACTCAATACGAGGAAGATCGCAGAGCAATGGATTCTGGTCTAAGTGACGGTTGATGAGCAACCGCTGAGAAGCGATACTGTTACTCTCATCCTTGAGCTTGTTGGTGCGCTTATCTACATCTTCCAGAGACACGCGCAGATAGATAGCGATTTGCTGTTTCATTATGCGACCTCCTTTCTGAGTCTTTCGCAAGTAGTAGTGAGTGCCACAAACTCATCCATATAGCTGAGTTTGATTTCCAGAGAGCCGTCGTTATGGAGCATCATTGTTTCAATAAAAGCATCAGCCATTTCAGCCGTCATCTCTGTTGCGTCATAGAAACGCTGGATCATGAACTTCCATTTCATTTCGCCGGTGAGCTGTTCTTCGGTTTCAGTCTTCGCAGCTTCAATCTCTGACAGCTTCATTTCAAGAGCCTTAATGTCTGCTGATACAATCTCTCTGTGATGTCCGTATTCCTCCTGAGAGAGCAGACCTTCCTTGAGGTCTACATACATACCGCTAAGGAGAGACTGCTTGTGAGCCAGCTTTTGTCTGAGTGCCTTGATTTCCTGCTGAGTGTTGTTCTGCTTGAGCTTTGCCTTCTTCATGGCTAACAGTCTACGCAGAGTGTTCTCCATGTCGATAAAGACATCCATCTGAGACTTGATGAAAGTGAAGACAGCCTCATCCAGATCGGCTTTGCGCATTTTGATGTCAGAGCAGCCTCTTGAGCCATGCTCTGCATAGGTAGGACACTTGAAGGTGAAGTACACCTTATCCTTCTTTGTACTGAACGAGCGCGTCAGCTTCATGATTGCACCGCAATCGGCACAAGTGAACTTCTTGCCGTATATGTTCTTCTCTTTGGGGAGATGATCGTACTTACCGGCATTTGCCTTCTGACGCTCAAGGACTGCATTATTGATTTGCTGCACCTTCTCGAACAGCTCTTCACTGATCAGCGGCTCGTGGGTATTCTTTACCACAATCCATTCTTCTTCGGATGTGATATGATACGGGATGCCGCCATAGAGACATTGACTGCCTTTCTTCTGAGCAAGATGCCCGATATACACGATGTCCTTCAATATCTCAGTGATTTTGTGCTTATTCCAGAGAACAGTGCGTTTCTTCTTATTGTTATTGGTTTCGATGCCCTGATTGAGTTTGTGCTGACCGGGAGACGGGATGCCAGCGTCATTGAGCAGCTTGCAGATGCCCATATAGCTGATGCCCTCAGCTCTCCATTCAAATATCTGCTGTATAACCGGAGCAGTCTCAGGATCAATGAGCAGATGGTTTTTGTTTTCCGGGTCTTTGCGATAACCGTGAGGGGCATAGTTCCCGATATAATCACCGCGCTCCATTTTTGCTTGCAGCGCAGATGTGACCTTCCGAGAGATGTCCTTCGCATAGTAGTCGTTTACGATGTTTTGCAGCGATGCGGAAAGCTGCCCTTCGCTCGTAACCGTCGCAGTATCATAATTGTCATTGACAGCAATGAAGCGCAGATTATAGAACGGACAAATCTTCTCGATGAACTGCGATGTCTCGATATAGTTTCTACCGAGACGGGACAAGTCCTTTACGAGAATACAATCCACGATGTCTGCCTGAACAGCCTCCATCATGCGATTGAACTCAGGACGGAGAAAGTCAGTGCCGGTGTAGCCGTTATCAACGAACAACGCCACTTTTTTCAGGTGGGGATGATTGGCAATATACTCTTCAAGAAGAGCTGTCTGGTTTTCAACGGAGTCGGAATCCTTACCGTTATCCTCAACCGAAAGTCTGACATAGAGCGCAGTTTTCCAAATGCGAACGGAAGTATCAACCGGAGTAGATGCGATGTTTTGCTTTTTGCGTGATACTCGTGCCATTTATACTGCCTCCTTTGTCAAGCGAATTATCTTCTTGGCGTCCTCCTTTGCTTTTTGTTCTGCAAGGAACTCCATGATCGACGCAAACCGGTCATAGTGCATAAGCTGGACATGAATGTCCTTGTCCTCACCGATGCGGATGAAGTCGATCAGACTGACCACCGCACTGCGAGTTAGTTCCTGAATGTTTTCGTACTGTCTGAACTGAGAGAGCCAGCCTTGCTGCTCTGCCAGACCACCCATCACGCTGTTCTTCTCACTTGTGAGCCGCATGATGGTATCTTGAGCCTCTTTGATCTGCTGATCAAACTGAGCCGAGAAGGTTTTGTATTCGTCGCGTGTAATGAAGTCATTCTTGAAGTCTTCATACGCGCCGGTCTTGAGCCTTCTGTTTTTATCAATAATCTCTTCTTGGAAAGCAATCTTCGCTTTGATCTTCTCAAGCTCACGATTTTCCCACGCGAGGTTATCAATCTGAGTAAGTGCATCTGCCATATCCATAGCAGCAGCGATGTGTCCCTGAACAACTGCCAGCACTGCATCATAAACGATGGATTCCTTGACGCTGTGAGACGAGCAGAAGGTTTTATCACTCTTGTTGCCGCCACAGATGAAGTAGGAATATTCATGACCACCGGAGCGCGATACTCTGCGCACCATAGGGCTATCACAGTCATCACAGAAAATCTTGCCGGAGAAAGGATGCACACCCTTTGCTCCTACGGGACTTCTGGTGTCTTCCAGCATGATGCGCTGCACAAGGTCAAACTGTGCCGGAGCAATGATCGCTTCATGAGCGTTTTCAGTTCGGGACCACTCACTTGAGGGCTTCGCTACCGTCTTCTTCACCTTATGGTTTGGAGAGGTAGTCTTTCCTTGTACCAGAGTACCGGTGTAAATCTCGTTTTTGAGGATGCGGTAAATAGCAACCGCGCTCCACTGAGCAACTTGTTTCGTCTGAAAGCAAGTACGCTGCTTTGAGCCGTTTGCCTTCTTATATTCAATAGGAGAAGGAACATTGCTGTCATTGAGTCGATCTGCAATCTGAGACGGGGACAGACCTTCAAGTTTCCATTTGAAGATTTCCTGCACTACCGCAGCAGCTTCGGGATCGACAACTAACTGATTCTTATTGTCCGGTGATCTCATGTAGCCGAACACAACGCGAGTTCCGACAAACTGACCACTGCGACGCTTCGCTTCAAGGTTTGTTCTGACCTTGATAGAGATGTCGCGGCAGTAGGAGTCGTTCATCAGGTTTTTGAACGGCAGTACCAGCTCGTTGTCCGCTGCACCCGGCTGTGCGTTATCGTAGTTATCATTGATTGCAATGAAACGAATGCCGAGCTTCGGGAAAACCTTCTGGATATACTCACCAGAGCCGATATACTCACGACCAAAACGCGAAAGGTCTTTTACGACGATGCAGTCAATCTTTCCAGCCTTGACATCATCCATCATTCTGTTGAAGTCGGGACGCTCGAAGTTCGCGCCGGTGAAACCGTCATCTACATACTCGCCCACAACTGTTATTTCCGGGTGTTTCTTGAGGTAGTCCAGGATGAGCATTCTCTGGTTGGAAATACTATCGCTCTCAAGTTTTTCGCCGGAAAATGAAAAATCGCCATCTTCCTTCGATAATCTCAGGTAGATGGCGGCTCTATAATCTCTGTCTAAAGATAATTTCAGCATAAAACGCCACTCCCTAATTTTATTTCGGTCAGATAACCGGAAAACTATTGGAGTGGTATTTCACTGATTTTGTCCGAAATCATTATAGCACAAAATCAAGAGAAAATCCAGCCTTT